TTCTTCTCTTATTTTTATGGTTTCGCCATACAAGTTCTTGAAGATGTTAAGAATATTAATATTAACAGACACCACAACAATGGATACAGGAAACTTATAAGAAAGCCTTCTTTTTGGGAGTATTTTTCCGATATAAAAACACCCATCTCCATCAACGTATCCCGCAGCATAAGCATAATTTGTTTGTTTATTTTTATTCATAGTGGCTCAATATTATCAGCCACTGCACTTAAGTCAAAAAGTAACAGAAATATGGATGCTCCTACAGAGTTAACCCTTAGTGACGTACAAACAGTAGTAAAAACATTACTTGGCAATGATGCTAAGACAACCTCTTCATCTATCGAAGGTGCAAATAAATTTGGAACAGCTCCAGTACCTAATGCTTACATTGGTCTTGGAAATACAGATTTATCTTCTACCTTAGAAAACATCAATGGATTTCTTGGAACATATCAGTATGGTTCTCAAGCAAAAATTGATGATGCTGAATGGGGTACAGTTGGACGTGTAAGATTCTTACTATCTTCTCGTGGTTCAAAAACTGCCAATGCTTCAGGACTTGCAGCTGATGTATACAATACATTTATTTGCGGTATGGAAGCTTTTGCAACAGCAAGTTTAGAAAGTGATAACGCAGGAATGATTTATCATGATTACAACATTGCTGGTGGACCATTAGAGTTACACTCAACTGCAGGATGGAGAATGTCTCATGCGTGCGCAATCACAAATGAGTCATGGATTTGTAACCTTAAATCAACATTATAATAGGGAGTGATAAAATGAATCCAATAATTCAACAAGGATCTTTCACTGCCGACGGAAGTGCTAAAACAATAAAACTCCGTTCGGATGTTGATTGGTTCAAAATAGTTAACTTTACACAATCAGATGCAGCCAATAGCGGATATGGCGTTGAATACTTCTGGCAGTATGGTATGGGTACAAGCATGGTGATTAAATATCATCCAGCTGGCGATCAAACCATGGCTGTAGATGTAGCAACATCAGCTATACAAGTTATTGACAGCACTAACTATGCTCTTGGAGCACAAACAGCAGTAACAGGTGGAACAGATGTACCTACTCCTGTTTATCTAACTGGCGACACCCACACTACATCAGCTGTAAATGGCACAATAGTTAGATTAACTGGTACGAATCATGACAATCTTAATGGTTTAGATTTTAGTATTGATGCAGTTACTTTAGATACCGAATTTAGATTAGCTAACACTCTTGCAACTGCCCCAGGCAGAATAGCCGGAGCTTCTGGTTTCTATAGAGTTGTTGCACCTAATATTGAAGTTTACAACATGTTTACTCCATCAAACAGATTGATTTCTGATATTTCAGCAGCAGCAAATGGTCTTGTAACAACATTGGTAGATCATGGTTATAAAGTTGGTCAACGAGTTCAATTCAATGTTCCTGCTGGCAACGGCATGATCGAATTGAATGGCGTAACAGCTAATATTACTGCAATAACAGCAAGTACATTTACAATTGATATAAACACTTCTACTTATACAGCATTTACATTCCCTGTTTATACAGCAGTTCCATTTACTCCAGCAAGTGTCGTACCTGTTGGTGATAACCCTGGATATGCTAGTCATATGTTGGCACCAGGTGCGTTCTACAACCAAGGTTATGTTGGTGTAGTTCTTACAGCTGGTACAGATCAACCTGCAGGTAATAGCGATGATGTAATTTACTGGATGGCAGGCGCTTCAAACCGTCTTGATCCAGCAAAGGTAGTTACACCTAAGTTTTAACTAGATAACGTTATGGGCCTTCACGGGCCCATATAAAAAGCGGCAGCCATAAACTATTTATTTAGGAGGCCATATGGCACAAATGACAATTAAGAGAACATCAGCATCAACACCAAGTATTAAAACATCAATGGAAAGAGATGCTGAGTTAGTAAAAGGTAAGTTTCAGTATTTAGAGGTACCTGGTGCAACCTTAGTTTTTTCTTACAGGAAATATAAAGGTCAGCATCCAGTACAATACAAGCTTAAAGATGGTGAGATTTATACCTTACCTCGTGGAGTTGCAAAGCACCTTGCTACAACAGGTCAATACCCAATACATGAGTATGCAACCGATGAGTTTGGTAAGCCTTTGATCAGGATAGGAAGAATGAAAAGAAGGTATAATTTCGAAAGTCTTGAATTTTTTGATGACTTAGGTTCTACTGATTCTAAGTTGTATACAGTAGAGAAACTATAAATTTAAAGGGTAAGCGCTATGGCAGATTCAACACTATCTACACTAGAGCAAATAAGAACCAGGGTTAGAAGGCTAACAAAGAGTCCTTCAGCTGCTCAATTATCTAACGACGATATTGATAGTTATATAAATACATTTGTTCTTTACGATATGCCATCTTATTTAAGACTTAATACATTAAAGGAATTACTAACCTTTTATACAGATCCTAATGTAGGAACCTATTCAACAATTACGGCTGATGCAGAAGATCCAATGTATAATTTTAAGAATAAATACGTATCAGCTACAGACCTTGCATACGTAGGAGGAAATCGAATAAGTTTTTCGCAGTCTAGATCAGAATTCTATAACGCTTACCCTTTAAATAACTATAAAGTTAGTATGGGCACTGGAGACGGTATTGAAACTAACTTTACAGGTACATTAACTAATATCCCTGTATTACCTAATAACGTTACCTTATCAAGTGTTGATGGTGGTGGTGACCCACAAAAGGCGAATGATGATGGAATTAGTACTTTTTCTGGTGATGTTACTGCTGCTAGCTCTATTGCTTATATCGCTGGAACATATGATATAACTTTTGATCTTGCTCCTGGAGCTGGAGAAGATATATGGATACAGACTGTACCTTATAAGGCATCTAAACCTGTTAGTATTTTATACATTAATGAAGAATTTGTTTTAAGACCTGTTCCAGATATTACTTATAGGGTTGATGTTGAAATGTATAGAAGACCTACTGAATTCTTATCGGCAGATACAACACAACAACCTGAACTTGCTCAATGGTCACAATACATATCTTATGGAGCTGCCGTAAAATTATTACAAGAAAGAATGGACCAAGAAAGTGTTGCTATCTTAATGCCTGAATTTAAGAATCAGGAGAGATTAGTAAATAGACACAAAATAAATCAAAATTCAATTAAAAGAGTAGCTACTATTTATACTAATGGAATAGTAAGTAGCTCATCTACAGAAAAAGATTAAAGGAGTAGATAATGGCTTATAAAAATAATATTCCACAGTCTGGTGATCAAAAGAATGTATCTCAAGGAGATATTTTAAATAACTTTACAGAGCTTAAAACAGTAATTGATGTTAACCATGTAACATTTGCTGATGCAACAGGTAATCAGGGTAAACACGATCATGTTGCATTTCCTGAACAGGGAAGAACGGCAACTGGAGATTCTCCTTTAACAGACCCAGATGAAGCTACTATATATTGTAGACAATCTGCTGTTGGTGGTGCTCATTCAGCATTATTTTTTAGACCTGAAAATCTAGCTGCTGGTGTTGGAGCTGATTATGATTTTACAAGTATAAGTTATGCAGCTGGGCCACCATCAAAAGGTTATACTAGATTGCCTTCAGGACTAATCTTAAAATGGGGTTCATCAACGGTTAATGCGGGCTCTGCTTCTGCGGCAACGGCTTTTGATGCTACAGTTGAATTTGCTCCAATTTATATGGCTAATGTTAGTTTAGTTGGATTATCGGGTATGGACAAAGCTCTTTTTGTTCAAACATTAACTAATACTCATATTACTGTTTACAATGCTAATGCAAATGGTGGAACTAAAACTTTTTATTATTTTGCTATAGGAATAGGAGCTTAAAATGGCAGATCGCTTTTTAATTGCTCCATTTAGATCTGGACTTGTTAAGGATCTTGAACCTTTCTTAACTCCAGATGATGCATTTGAGGAACTTAATAATGCATATGTGTTTAGAGGTAAAGTTAAAAAGAGATTTGGATCTGCTTATATAGGTTCTAGTGTTTTAAGCAAAGCAACTGCACAATTAAATTCAAGATTAAGAATAGCATTAACTGGAGGTGCAGCGGTAGGTATTACGGATGCTTCTGGTGATGCTAACGGAACTCTTCCTGGTGCTATATTTAAAGTAGGTCAAGCGTTTTCAATAGGAACTGAAATTTTTACGGTTTCTGTATTGGGTACTCCTGCTGATATGTTGACAACTGGAGCGGCTACAACTTTTACACTTAATACTACGAGCGGAGCATATATTTTTGCAGGTGCAGCAGCATTGACCCAAATTTACTTTTATCCTTCTGAACCAGTTATGGGATTTGCAATGTTTGAAGGCGGACCTATAAATAATCATCCTGCCTTTGCATATGATACTCAATTTATATATAAGTTTTCTGGTACTGCTTGGGGACGAGTAGGAACTGCTTTGCCAGTTCTTTATACAGGCACTAATACCGATTATTTCTGGACTACTAATTGGAATGGTATAACAGATAGCCAAACAGCTATGTTTTCAACTAATTTTAATACAACAACTCCAGACAATATGTATTATTCATTGGATGGAACAACGTGGGTTGCATTTAAGCCTAAATTTAAGCTAGGAACTGGTACAACTGCAACAAAGTATCTTGTTGCAACGGCTAAAATTATTTTACCTTTTAAGAATAGATTAATTTTATTAAATACTTATGAAGGTGACGATACTCCAACTAATGCTGCTTATACAAATAGATGTAGATATTCATGGAACGGAAGTCCTATAGATGCAGCAGGTTATTCATGGCTTGAACCAGACGAAGCCAATTACGGAGGAGCTGGATATATGGATGCACCAACAGAAGAAGCTATTGTTTCGGCTGAATTTATACGAGATAGGCTTATTGTTTATTTTGAAAGATCTACTTGGGAGCTTGCATATACAGGTAGTGAAATTCTTCCTTTTGTATGGCAAAAATTAAACACCGAGCTTGGATCTGAAGCAACATTTTCAAGTGTTCCATTTGATACACATGTTTTAAATATTGGTACTACAGGTATACATGCTTGTAGTGGTATGACGGTAGAACGAATAGACCAAAATATACCCGATGAAGTGTCAAAGGCTTTAAATACTGAGACAGCGATAATAAGAATACATGGAATAAGAGATTATGACGCTGAACTTGTTTACTGGACTATTCCGCAACCATTAGCAGCTGATACAAATAGTTATACTGATAAGGTCTTGGTTTATAACTATAAAAATAGAACATGGGCCTTAAATGATGATTCTATTACTGTATGGGGATACTTTGAACAAACAGTAGCCGATACATGGGAAGGAGATTACGAAACTTGGGAAGCTGATACATCTACATGGGATGCCGGAGTTAAACTTGCCCAGCACAGACAAGTAATAGCTGGTAACCAACAAGGTTATACTTTTGTTATAGATAAAATCGCAAATACTAATGCGTCTGTTTTGCAGGTTACTAATGTTGCTGCCAATGTATTGACAGTCTTAAACCACAACCTTAAAACAAATGATTTTATAGAATTAAGTAACATGAACGGACTTACTGATGTAGCTAATGGTATTTATAAGATTTATAATACAACTGAAAGCACGGTAACTTTAGATCCAGTAATGGTTAGTTATACGGGAACATACTTAGGTGGTGGTACTGCTGCAAAAGTATCAAAAGTAAGTATTAAATCTAAAGAATGGAATCCATATTTAGCTAAGGGTGCTGGCGTTTGTCTCGATAAAATAAGTTTTTGTGTTGCAAAGACAGCTTCTGGAGAATTTACAGTAAATTATAATTCATCTTCTAGTAACAGAAATTTAGCTGAAGACGGAGCTTTGTCCGGATCTAATCTTGGTACTTATATCCTGGAAACATCTCCATACGAACTGTTTCCTATTGAAGATACGCAGGATAGATTATGGCATTCAATTTATTTTCAAGCTTATGGATCTGGAATACAAATTCATATAGAGTTTACTGATGAACAGATGACTGATAGTTCTGTAGTTGGATCAGAGTTTGAAATACAAGGTATGATATTACAAACAAGGCCAGCTGGCAATATAGAGTTAGGATAGGTTATGGCAAATAAAAATGCTGGAGCTTTTATTCAATCTACTCAAATTTTGGAAGTTCCTGATATTAATTCACCTGCTTTTAAGGAATTCTTGGTTCATCTTTATCAAAACATGAACTCTATGGCTATATTATTAAATCTAAAAGATACAGGTCAATATTCACCTAGAGAGTTTTTATGTGGTCAACAGTATACTTTTGATAAAAATCCAAAAGAAGTGTTTAGAAAAGTATTTAGTTGTGGAGCATTAAAGGATACTGATACAACTTCGGTAGCTCATGGCATAACATTAAATACAGATTATATATTTACACGTATTTATGGAGTAGCTACAAATCCTGTAGGAGCTACATATAAATATTTACCTTTACCATATTCTTCACCTACTCTTGTGGATAATATAGAGTTGTTTGTAGATAATACGAATGTTTCGATTACAACAGGATCGGATAGAACGGCATATACGAAGAGTTATTGTGTGATTGAGTTTATTAAATTTTAACAGTCTAGACTGTAAAGGAGTACAAAATGTTAGATCAGGTTACAGCACAGGCAATAATATCAAGTCTAATGGCACTTTTGGGTGGAGGTATGTCTATGTTTGGTAAAAAAAGGCCAGAGCAAAATACACAACTACAAAGATATAATCCAGAACAACAAGATTGGATGAGTCAACTTGGACAAATGGGTATGCAAGGTCTTCAAAATCCTATGGAGGGATTTGAACCAATAGCGGAACAAGCAAAGTCCCAATTTCAACAACAAACAGTTCCTTCTTTAGCAGAAAGATTTACATCTTTAGGGGCAGGTTCTCAAGGTTCAAGTACATTTCAAGGATCTTTGGGAAGAGCTGGAGCAAGGTTGTCGGAAAATCTTGCTGGTATGGGTGCTCAATATGGATTACAAAGGACAGGTCAATTACAAAATATGATGAATACAGCCTTGAGACCTCAATTTGAAAATATGTATAGACCTGAACAGTCTGGAAGAGCAAGAACAATGGGAGCTAATTTGTTTTCATCTAATATGCCAGGTCTACAATCTGGACTATCACAACTATTACAAAAAATATTTTAGGAGATAGTTTAATGGCACAAATAATAAATAATAATACCGAAGATCAACTCTCTGCTATGATGGGAAAAAGCTTAGGAACTGGTTTAAGTCAGTTAATTCAAAATAAAATTCAAAAAATGCAAACAGCTCAAGGATTACAAGCTTTAGGTATACCAGGAGATAAAGCCAATCAATTATCACAGTTACCTCAAGCCTTACTTAATCCAATTCTTCGTAATTATACACAACAAAATAAACCTGAAATTAACAAGTTAACTGTTCCTAATAAAATAAATACATTATTGAAATTAAGAAAAAGGCTTTATTCAAAGAATTTATCTAATCCTGAATACAATGCAGAGTATTTATCTAAAAGTAGATTGAGTGATATTGAGAAAAAATTAGTTACTGCTACAGACTTAGATAATGAATTAGTTGATTATTTTCTTTCAATGAGTCGTAATAACGAAAAAAAGGCTAAGGTTTTAGCAAAAAGATTTGGATTTAAATTTTAGGAATAAAAGATGGCTGAAGATATTTTTTCTAGACGATGTAAAGAGTTAGGCTTATCAAATAAAAAACCTTCAGTACAACCACAAAAACCATTAAAACCAGAAATATTTGAACAAGATAGAGGTGTAATTGCTTCATTATTAAGAGGATTAAGATCTGGTTCTACTGGTGTTTTACTTGGATCAGAATCTCAGCAACAACCTCAAGATGAAACTACTATGGAACATTTAGCTTCTCTTGGTGGTGAACTTGCTTCTGATCTTCCGGCATATACTGGTGGAGCAATGTTAGGTGGGTTATTAGGTCCTTTAGGGGCAGGTGCTGGAGCATTTGCGTTACCATCATTATTAAAATCATCTAGAAGAGAATCTGAAAAGTTATTTCAAAAACCAAAAGATATCAATTTATCTACTGGTTTACAGGCTTTATATAATGTTGGCAAAGAAACGGCTAAATCTGGAGCAGTTGGACTTGCAACAGGTGGTGCATCACGACTTGCACCTGTTATCGCAAAAATTCCTGGAATATCAAAGTTAGCAAATACAAAACTAGGAAGAGCTGCGGTTGGAACTGGGTTAGAATATGGTGGACTTACCGGTGGTCAAGCTGCAGTAGAAGGAGAACTTCCAAGCAAACAGCAACTAGTAGATAATGCCTTAATCCTTGGAGGATTTAAGTTAGCTAGAGTTGGTGCAGAAAAGGGACGCAAAGCTATTAGTAAAGCAAAGCCTATATTTGAGGAAAGATATAAAAAATATAAAGAATCTCAATCCAAACGAGCTGAATACTTTGATAAATTAAAGGATTTTGTTGGTAAAAAAGACGTAGAATCTGTTGAAACTCAATTTAAATGGAAAAGAGCATTAGATAACGCGGAACGTTCAGGTAAGTTTAGTCCTAAAAACCGTGAAGAAATGATATATTATCGTCAAAAAACTGGTAACCCATTTATTAAAGGTGATACATTTGAAAAATTACAATCACGTTTACCAGAATCAGCCAAGAATTTTGTAGATACTGCAATTGACAAACATCTTGGGGAAACTTTAGTTGATTGGAACAAGACAGTAGCTGCACAACAAATAAGACCTAGAGCAGTATTAGAAAATACTTATTTACCTGGTATGTATGAATATAATCCAAAGGGTTTTTTAAAAGCAGCTAGTTTGTTAAAAACTAAAAATCCTTTTGCTAATATGAAAACATTTTTGACCTATAACGAAGCTTTTAAGAAAGCA